TTTTAGATAACGGACAAACTCTATCTGTGGATTACAATGTAACTGCATAAAATCTATACTTCGAATATTAAAAAGGCATTAATTTGCCTTTTTTTATGAATTATTTTTCTAAACTAGGTTGACTTATTACCTGCTTGGTAGTATAATATGCACACACAAAACAAAATAAGGAAAAAGTCAACAGTGGAAAAGATTACTATCAAGAACGCACAATACCGTGGGAAGAAGATAACAAACCAAACATTCGAACTAATTAAACCAATACAAGAAGGCAAAAGAGGACATTTTGTTACTGTTAAACCAAACAAGAGTGTTGGTATAGGTAAAGATAAAATTAGAATTAATATTAACCCTAGCGATGTAAAAGCATCTAAAGATATAAAACCACAAGAGTCCGATCAAGATGTAATGAATCGTATAGAATCGCGTTTTGCTATATTAAACGAAATGACTAAGGCTTCTATAAATGCAGATGTAAAAGCAATGATTGTGTCGGGCCCACCTGGAGTAGGAAAATCATACGGTGTAGAAAAAGAACTCGCTAAAGCAAACATGTTTGATGCAATTGCGCAAACAGCACCTAAGTACGAAGTTGTAAAAGGAGCAATGACACCAATTGGGCTATATAGAACATTGTTCAGGCATAGTGCTAAAGACCATGTATTGGTGTTTGATGATTGCGATGCAGTTCTACAAGATGATCTTAGTTTAAATTTATTAAAAGCGGCATTGGATTCGGGTAAGAGACGAAGAGTGCATTGGAATGCAGATTCAAATTACTTGCGCAGAGAAGGAATACCCGAAGTATTTGACTTTTGTGGTGCTGTAATTTTTATTACTAATATTAAATTTGATAACATACGTAGTAAGAAATTAAAAGATCATTTGGAAGCACTACAAAGTAGATGTCATTACTTAGATCTTACATTAGATACAATGCGTGATAAATTCCTTAGAGTAAAGCAGATCGCCGAGTCGGGAGAATTATTTAAAAATCACGACATTGATATCAAAACTCAAAGTAAAATACTTAACTTTATGGAAGAGCATAAAGATAGGTTAAACGAAATGAGTCTTAGGATGGCACTCAAGATTGCAGATCTTGTTTTAGTTAATCCTAAGAACTGGAAATTCTTAGCGTTGAATACTTGTATGAAGTACGATCGTTAATGAATATAGAGATTAGGGCGTGAAGTATTGTTTCCTCCATTACATACTACAAAACCCAATCTCTATGGTGTGGAATTATGCACCAAACCCTTGAGCAACACCTTTTTTCCTTTTAATGTTTTTGTTTTGGGTGTTGCTCGCCTTATTAATAAGTAATACATATGATAGCAAAAATTGTAGTAAGAGATGAAGTAAACTGTAGTTTAAAAGACTTAAGTCTTGATGTGCGTAAGCAACTTGTTCGTCAGTTTAAATACGAAATACCACATGCAAGATTTATGCCAGCTTACAAGTTGGGAAGATGGGACGGTACAGTTTCATTCTTTAACCTAGGTGGAAGCACATATGTAAACTTACTACCGGAAATCCTTGAGACATTAGTCAACGAAGGTTGGGACTTCGAGTTAGAAGACACAAGAGATTACCAAACAAACTTTGCTTTAGAAGAAGTCAGCGAAAACAGTTTTAAGCACATTAAATGGCCCGAAGGGCATCCGGTGGCAGGTCAATCTATTGAATTAAGAGATTACCAAATATCTGTAATTAACGATTACTTAAAAAATCCACAATGCTTACAAGAGGTTGCAACAGGCGCTGGCAAAACATTAATGACTGCCGCACTTAGTGAACGTGTTGAACGTTATGGACGTAGTATAGTAATTGTACCTAACAAGTCGCTGGTAGTACAAACCGAAGAAGATTATCTTAATATGCAACTTGATGTTGGTGTATTTTTTGGTGATAGAAAAGAGTTTGGTAAAACACACACAATTTGCACTTGGCAAAGTCTTAACACACTAATGAAAAACACACGTGCAGGCCAAGCAGATATAACAATAAACGAATTCGTTGAAGATGTAGTTGCTGTTATTGTAGACGAGGTCCATTCGGCAAAAGCAGATGCACTTAAGACGTTGCTAACTGGTCCCTTAGCAAAAGTTCCATTACGTTGGGGACTAACCGGAACTGTTCCTAAAGATGATCATGAATTTAAATCACTGCAAGTAAGTATAGGCGATGTTATTAATCGTGTATCGGCAAAAGAGCTACAAGACAAAGGAGTGTTAGCAAACTGTCACGTGAATGTAGTACAGTTAATTGATCATGCAGAACATTCAAATTATCAAAGCGAACTAAAGTATCTATTAACTGATAGCGATCGTTTAGATACTATGGCAAAACTAATATTAAAAGCAAATGAATCGGGTAATACACTTGTGTTAGTTGATAGAGTACAAGCCGGCAAAGAACTAGTGGAAAGACTGGGCGATACTGCTGTATTTGTAAGTGGTGCTACAAAAGGTACCGAAAGAAAAGAACAATATGACGAAGTTAAAACAAGCGACGATAAAATAATTGTAGCAACGTATGGAGTTGCGGCAGTCGGCATTAATATACCTCGTATTTTTAATCTTATGCTTATCGAACCGGGTAAATCTTTTGTGCGTGTAATTCAGTCTATTGGGCGAGGAGTGCGTAAAGCAGAAGATAAAGACTTTGTGCAAGTATGGGATATAACCAGTACATGTAAATTTGCAAAGCGTCATTTAACTAAGCGTAAGAAGTTTTATAAGGAAGCCAATTATCCGTTTTCGATAGAAAAACTTGACTGGAAATAGTGTTTAGGTTATTTTGCTTGTTTTATTTAGGTTAAAGTTATATAAAATATAATTAACTTTTTAACCAGGTCTAACATATGAGAATACACACACTTGACGATAATTCGTATGAACTCAACGAATTACCGGAAACAATTAACGATATCCGTTTTGCAATATTTGATAATAGTAATCCCAAAGATGCAGACTACTTTTTTACTCCGTTAATATTTTTAGAAAGTTTTACTTCGCCTGCATTAGTTCTCAACATAGGTGGAAATATTATAAAGATGCCTATTGATTGGCACTTGCTTATCGGCGAAGAAGAGACAGGCGATTTGGAAGCAGTTCCTTTAACAAGTATAAATGATAGGAATTTTAAAGCATTTAGTTTTAATAGTTTAAGTGGGTATAGTGCTAATTTTTTACCAGTTGAAGTAATGGATGTGTACAACGAAGTGCAATGGTACAATCCAAAATTAAAGAACGGGCAATATTTAGCAGTTCCGATTAATAACAAAGAAAAGCCAGATGTTGTGTATTTTATAAAAGATGTTTCGCGCAATTCACAAGTCGTAGATTACGATCAAGCATGGTAGCAGGACGCAAGATAGATTTATTTAGGCAAGTCCTTCCGGCAATAGATCGTAAGGATTTTGATTTTTACGATAAACTCACTGATGAAGAAAAGAAAGAATTAAAGTACCAGGTATTTTTATATATGCGTTGGGGTGCAAGCCTGGATGTTGATGACCCAATACTACAACATTATTATGTTGCGAGTTTTAATCACATAGCAAATAAAAACTTTTTTAGTTTGTATAATCATCCTAAGCTACAATGGTTGCTAGTCGCGGCAAGTAGTCCTAAGTTAGGAACCTACAGACGTAAATGGATAGGCAAGAAAAAGAAAAAAGATCCAAAAGACGATATAAAAAAATCACTTGCTAGCATATACCCAACTTACAAAGAAGATGATCTGGAATTACTAAGTAACTTTGTTACCAAGAAGGAATTAAAAGAATATGTCAAAAACAGCGGTAATTGAAGGCTACACGTGTAAGTATTGTAAGAAAACATTTAAACGCGAAAGTACTCTTTTGGCACATGCTTGCGAAAAGAAAAGAAGATACCAGCAAAAAGACGAGAAAGGTGTACGCATAGGATTTCAAGCATACTTGCGTTTTTACGAATACACACAAAATCATACTAAGCAGAAGTCTGTATATGACTTCATAGATAGCCCATATTATACTGCGTTTGTGAAATTCGGGAGATATTGTATAGACATCAACGCTGTAAACATTCCGCGCTTTATTGACTATGTTATTACAAATAATAAAAAGTTGGATTATTGGGCAAAAGACAGTTTGTACAACGAATACCTTAGTGACTTATTGTTAACTGAAGACCCTACGTATGCATTACAACGAGCAGTTGAGTACAGTATCAAATGGGCAAAAGAAAACAACGCCGATAGTAAAGATATGTTGAGACATGGGAACGTGAATTCTTTGTGTTATGCAATCACAAGTGGCAAAATTAGTGCATGGGTGTTGTATAATTGTGAGAGCGGGAATACATTCTTGGAAAACTTAAATTCGGATCAAGCAGAGTTAGTTTGGGATTTTATTAACCCAGATGTATGGCATGACAAAATTAAAGCAAATAAAGATGATGTTGATTATATCCAATCGATGTTACAACAAGCAGGATGGTAAAGTTAGATGTCTAAGGTAAATATTGTAATACTTAAAGAAGACATAAGCATACAAATGTTTGATGGATTATATGCTTACCTAAAGAGTAAAAATACAAACATTAAATTAGTTATTACAGAATCATTTGATCCCACTGCAGATGTAAACATATTCTATACATCGATGCCCGCTGAACGTGTTGATGCAGATAAATTCGATATAGTATTACTTAGTAATGCCGGCGAACCAACTAACATAGCTACCGATGTAATCCGCGATCAATTATCAAACAAAAATACGTACCTTATATCTAACGCTTTCTTAGATAAGAGTCACAAACTATACAACAAAGTATTATGTTGGCCGGATGCTTTCACGCAAACAAAAAATTATTGGTGTTTGCCATT